TTAACAAATATTTTCCAAAGAGATGAAATAATAATTGAAAGTAATACTCCTACTAAAACTCCAAGCCAAAATAAATTCTTTTTTGGTTGATTTTTTTTAATTTCTAACTTAGCTTTTTTAACCTCAGTTTCAGCTTTCTTGCCCTCAGCTCTATACTTATACTTGTATACCACTCTGTCTTTATATAGAGTCTTTACTTGTATTTTATATTCTATTCTTTTGTCTAGTCTAGTTTTAGGAACATAGACTGTATTATACTTAATAATAGTATCCTTAGTGTTAATAATTTTCTCCCATACTATAGTGTCATTAATAATAACAGGTATGCTATCTAATGTTGTGATACGAATAGTATCTCCTGTCTGCTCACATTTATATCCTTTCTTAATGGCTTTGTTTAAATGGTATTGCGCAGAGCAACCATACAACACAAATAATAATAATAATACTCTAAACATGTTTTATTTTTTAAAGAAATTATTTGATTTATCACTTCTGTTTTTAGCTTGCGATTGAGGTACTGTTTTCTTTTTAGAAACATGTGCATTGTCGATACCATCGTGGTTTCCACTTGTACCATTTTTTCTATTAGTACGCTCTAAATCTCTTCGGTATTTTCTACGCTCTTCAGTGTCATGATACTTCATATCATACTTTACCTTCTTTTTTCTCGCTTCAGGATGTTCTTGATAATACTTCGCTGTTTTTGATTTTCCTGTTTTTGTGCCTGCTAAAAAATTTCTCATTTCCCTTGTCTTGAATAAATTTTCTTGTAATTTTTACTTGACTTTAATTTAGAAGTCTTACTTTTTGCATGTACGTTTGTACGCTTAACTTTAGGTTTAACCTTTTTTGTTATCTCTAATTTTATCTTAGCCATTTATATCTTTTGATTCAATTAATGTATAAGTAAAATGATTTCCATGTATTGCTTTAGCTTTATTTGCTATTACCATAAACTCATTAAAATCTTTTACTCTTTTAAATACCTGACACCCTTCTGACCAATTTTCTACAAAGTTAGATACTGTACCTGCTTTGTGAATATTTATTCCAAACATCCCTGTATCTGTTTCAACCTCATCAAAGGTCATATCTTTATTACTATCTCTCCATACAGTAACATCTCCTAATCTTTGACATACTGCCTGATATTTACCTCGATGCATAGATACTGCATAAGCTCCTCTATATTGATTAGGAACTAATCTAGCTACCCCATTAGCATTGTGATATTGTGTCACTCCTTTCTTGCCGGGCTCAGTTGTGTTGTCCCACTCATGATAAAACCATTTGCCATCTACTCTATAAGATATAGTCATCTTATCATCAAATAGATTAGTAACTTTTTGACCTGTATCAGAGTTTCTAACTCCTACAATATTTATATCATAGTCTTTAGCGCCTTTAAAGTAAAGATATCCTTTAGCTTTTATGGCTGCTTCTATCTGCTCTCTAGTATATGTCATTTCTTTATCTTTTTAATATCATCATTAATATCCTTAGCTCTTGCAAAAAGTAACTTCATTGAGTGCCATAAGTCTATTCCTTTTACTATCTTATAATTCTCATTAATAGACATTACCTCAATACTAGCTAGAACCAATGCCACTACTTTAGTAAGCATAAATGGTACACTAAAGAATGTAAGAATGATATCGTTAAGAATAAACGCATCGATTAAAAAAAACATTATAATTGTAATTTCATAGAGTGCTAACTTACTTATGATAGCTGAGAGCTTTCTACTACTTATTTTTTCTTTTAACTTATTAGCTTTCCAAATTCCTGTAAAAGTATCAATGATAATTAATACTCCTATCATTAACAAGATGCCACTTATTGGTAAAAAGAATGCAAAGCATATAGAGATAAGTGTCAATAGTTCTGATTGTATAGATATTAATAATAGGGATAGTTGTGTTTTCATAAGTCTAAATCTTCAAGAGCTTCAGTTAAGCTAAAAGTTAAATAAAAAAATAAAGTAACCCCTGCTAAATTAATGTAAGGTTCTGTACCTTGATACATTAAAGAAAACGAAGTTAAAAAACCCGATATAAAATATAAACTTGCTAAATAATTAGATTTCATTTTCTTCCGTATAATCAACATTAAAATCATTCTTTAATTTATCTACAAACTCTTGTTTGTCTTCAGTTATAAATGTGTTTTCAAGTCCTGTTGCTAAAAATTGGTCTTCTACTAATTTGTCATAGTAGAATATTACTTTGTCGTTGTTGTAAACTATGTAATATCTCATCTTAAAGTCCCCCGTCTGTTATTGTCCATAATTTTGTTCCTGTTAAATAATTTCTCCCTGCAGTTCCTGCTGCTGAATATTTTGCTGTTCCAAATGATATTGTTCTACTTGATTGTACTGTTACCCATCCATTATAGATAGCATCTAAATTGGCAGTAGAGAATGTTGCAGGTGTTTTAGATGCCATAAAGTTTGTAAAGTTTGTAACATTGGCTACATTCCAAGAACCTAAATTTTGATTAAATGCAGTAGCATTACCAAACATTGAACTCATATTAGTAACTGCCCCTGTATTAAATGATAAAGGTTGATTGAATGCAAATGCATAATCAAACATATTTGCCATATTTGTAACTACTGATGTATTCCAAGATAAAGGTTGATTAAAAACAAATGCAAAATAAAACATTCCAAACATATTAGTAACTGCTCCCGTATTCCAACTTCCAATGCTTGAACTACCACCATTGTTAAATGCACCTGCATTAAAAAACATATAAAACATATTATTAACTGCACTAACATTAAAGCTTCCAACGTTTTGATTGAATGCAGCTGCACCTTGAAACATAGATGCCATATTTGTAACTAACCCTGTGTTGAATGACAAAGGTTGATTAAATGCATTACAATTTTGAAACATATTACTCATATTTGTAACTGCAACTGTGTTGAATGATAATGGTTGATTAAAAGCAGCTGCACCACTAAACATAGAACTCATATTATTAACTAATGCTGTACTTGTAAATGTTAGTGTAGAATTAAATGCAGTTGCATTACTAAACATACTACTCATATTAGTAACTGCACTCGTATTAAAACTCAATGGTTGATTAAAAGCAGTTGCACCACTAAACATACTACCCATATTAGTAACTGCACCTGTGTTCCAACTTCCAATAGCTTGATTAAATGATGTAGCAGAAAGAAACATACTATTCATATTTGTAACTGCCCCTGTGTTCCAAATTACAATAGGTTGATTAAACGCAACTGCACCACTAAACATACTACCCATACCTGTAACTAATGTTGTGTTCCAACTACCTATACTTGAACTACCACCATTGTTAAATGCAGTACAATTTTGGAAAACAGTATTCATAGCTGTAACTGCACCTGTACTCCAAGTTCCAATATTTTGATTGAATAGAGTTGCACCACTAAACATATTATTCATATTTGTAACTGCTGATGTATTCCAAGTACCTATACTTGAACTACCCCCATTGTTAAATGCAGTTGCACTTGCAAACATTAAACTCATACTTGTAACTGCACTAACATTCCAACTTCCAATATTACCATTAAAGTTTGTGCAACCATTAAAGGTAGAAGTTAAATCAGTAGTAGTTATTGTAGGAGCATCTGTTGCATTAGAAATTAAATTTGTGCAACCCCTTAAAGCAGCATTAGTAGTAATATTTAATACACCGTAACTTGCAATATTTAATATCTTTAGTCTATCTCCTGTATTAGCAAACTGCCAACCCGGCAATGTTCCTGTAATACTTATAGAGTAAGTTCCTGCACTTGAGTAGGTATGAGTAACAGCAGCATCTAAATGATTTGTTATTGTACTTGTTGTTGCATCACCCCAAGATACTACAATGTTTAATCCTGATGATGTAGTTAAAGGTAATTTAAACTGTGTTGCTGTACTTGAACCTGCACTTGTGTTATTAGTATTAGCTGTGAAAGCAAATGGAGTTACTACTGCAGTTGGTGTAATAGAATTACTTATACCTATTGCAGAGCCTGCAGGATTTGTTCCTGTTACACGACAAGTTACTGCTAATCCTGTATCTGCTGTTACTGTAACATAAGTTGCAGCTGTAGCACTTGTTATCAAAGTTGCACCTCTATACCATTGATAAGCAAAGGTTGGGCTATTTGTCCATGTACCATTTGTAGTAGTAAGTGTAGAGCCTACAGGTGTACTACCTGAGATAACAGGAGCAACTGTATTAACAGGTGCAGATGGTGGACCTGATGTTTTTGTCCCCTTTACAGATATGCCTATACTTATTTGCATCATTTACCAAAGGGCTATAATATCTGTGGCTGTTACAACTGAATTTACTCTTGTTACTTGCACAGGTAAAAAAGTGCCTGATGCTATTCCAACAAAATCTACAACATCACCTCCTGCAGTAGTAACATTAAGCGTTCCTCCTACACCAACATATAATACACATGGTTCAACTGAACCGGTAGTATTTGTGCCTGAATATAATGTGTAAGAATTTGTTGATGACATTATATTTGCATTTAAAGTTAACTGCGTAGCACTATCTACATTTGTAACCGTTGCTGCTGTTGATGTTGTAGTGTTGTATACAATGTCTCCAACTTGGACATTTAATGGGCTTGTACCAACTGAAGAAAAATTCTTTGTTGAATCTACAAGTTTATTTGCAGTAGTAGCTGTTGCCGTACTAGTTACAATAACATTAGGCATTGGGATATTTGTATTCGCTGAAGGTATAACACTTAATGCTCTACTTACCTGAAGTTTTAAATTTGGCATAGCTTATTTTTTTTTAGTATTTTTCATAGCCGCCTGTGCGTTTTTCGCATAGTTGTTTCTTGCACTTGCCGTTAATTTTTGATTACTCGCTTCCTTAATATCAAAAGCTATCTTCTTTGTTACCTTAGCTACTTTTTTCATTTTTTTATTTTTTATTGTTAAACATTTTATTTACAAGTAGGTTAGGATTGTTTAGCGCTTCTTTTCTTTTAGCACACCCACAATCTTTTCCTGTTACTTTTGAAACAGTATCTACTACTTTTTTAATTCCTGTTGCTTTTGTTATCTTTTCAATAACATCACCCATTCCTTTAGTCTTTCCCATTTGATTTTATTTTTTTACAAAGTTAAACAAAATTATCTTATACTTTTGAAACTTTTTTACCCATACCAACCCTTGAGAAATTAAAAGTTCAACTCTTTTCATTTAGTATTTGCCTCTTCGGTTACTTGGATTGCTTGTGGTTGAACCACCCGGTCCTGCCCATAGATTTTTGCAGGCCCAATATCTTGGTGTTAGTTTATCATTTGCAGTATCACAACTATGTCGTGCTCTAAAACTTTTTCTTGCCGCAGCGCTATAATTATTACCATAGCCCTTTGCTCCAAAGTGTAGCAGTTTCTCTGTGCCATTGCTACATGCCTTGACCATTTTCTTTTTTCCCGCTCTGTTTGAAGGAACAGGACTATTGCACTTCATGTTTTCTTTATTTGCCATTAGCTAGTAAGTCCATCACCTTGAAAAGGTCGGTTAAGAGTTGATAATCCTACTAATCTAGTTCTGCCGCTACTACCTGAATCTCTACTTGCTCGTCTTCGTGCATATAATGCAGCCCTTTCATCTTTGTTCTTTTTTCTTAACTCATCTCTTTCAGCAGCGTTTTTAGCAATTGCCTCAACAGCAGCGTTATTAAATGCAAGCTTTTCAGCAGGAGTTTTTTCTTGCTCTACAGTTGTTTTTGGTGGCATAATTAAGGTTTTTTTGGTTTATTGTTTTTTATTTTTTTCTGCTTCTGCTTTTGCTTTTGCTTCTTTTTTTTCTTTTTTATTTTTTATAGCATCAGAAATTATTGATGCTCCTATTCCAATTACTCCTGCTACTCCTGCTCCAAGACCAATTTTAGCTCCTGTACTATGTAATGGTCCTTTTTCAACACAGTTAGTACCATTCCAATAATAGCCATCATCACAATCTTGTTTTGCAGAAAATTTGTCGATGGTTGAATTTTTCATTGCCATCTTGTCTTTTTCGTCTTGTGTATACATAATTATTTGTTTTATTTTTTTTTGTTTTTACGGTAAGGATTCCTTAATTCATCGTCATTTACTTTTTTGTATCCTGACTCTATTTTTTGTTCTCTTACAAGAGAAGTTAATTTATCAATGGTTGAGTTCTTCATCGCCATTGCATCTTTCTCTTCTTGAGAAAATCCTTTTGACTCTCCGTTTTTTCTCACTTCGCGTACTTTAAATTATCTACTAACCTCTTCTATTCTTAATTCGAGCCGAAAGCATCTCTCCTTTTTTAACTAATCTTTCACCTTTTTCTTTTTTTGTTTCACCTCTTTCTTGCCCTTTTTTTGCTCGATTGACATCAAGTTGGGCACTTTCACTGTAGTTTCTATTTGCCTTGTTAGTGGAGGGATAAGCGTTGAATTTACCATCAGGTAGAGACCTCATTTCTTGGGGAGAATATACTTCATTAGGGTATAATTTAGAAGGTGCATTATAACGACTTTCATTTTCATTTGCTTTAGAAACTCTTGATTTTTGAGCTGATATTCGTTCAGATTGACCTAATGTAGGAAATTCACCCGCTCTTTTTTCGATTCTTCCTAATTTATTTTCTGCCCTATCGGCTTTGTTTTCTAATTTATTGCCTAATTTTTCTGTAGCCTTAGCTATTTTTTCTTCTCCTCTTGCAATTTTTCTTTCCCCCCTTGCTACCATTCTATCTCCACGATTAGTTCCGTCTCCATCACCTCTTGCAGCGAATTTGTCGATGGTTGAATTTTTCATTGCCATCTTGTCTTTTTCTTCTTGTGAGTACATAATTTTTGTTTTTTTAAAAATAATTAATTTATCTTTACAAAAGTAATAAAATAAAATCTAATAAAATGAAAAAAATAGGCAATGATTATTTAAAATATTGGCGCGTAATAAGATATTACATCAAAAATAAGTACGGACTTACACAAGCAGACCTTGATATACTGCTTTTCTTATACTCTGAACAGTACTTTACAAAAGATAAGTTTAAAGAGTTTGATGCACTTGTTAGTTGGAACGTAAATAGGTTCGACACCCTGCTAAGAGATGGGTGGATAGTTGTATTTCGTAGAGGATTTAAAGGAAGTAGGGCGATATATGAACTGCCGTACAAGACAAGTAGGATGATTACCTCAATATACAAGAAACTTAGCGGTGAGGAGATACCAATGGGTAGTGGCAACACTATGTTTGAGAAAAATGTGAAGTATACCGATAAAGTATACCGCAATATGATTATGGAAATGAACAAGTCCTTTAAAGGTAAGGAAAGGACAGTAAATAAACTATAATACCACCACTACATCATTCTCGGTGATGACTGTACACTGAATATCATTGATTATCATGGTGAAACTACGACCCTTGTCGTAATATATCTCATCACCCTCGTTTATAACCAATACATCTGTGCCTGACTTTTGAACAACAGCGCGTTTATATCTCAGTTGATTGGCATCCTCGCCCGATAAAATCAATCCCGACTCAGTTTTAATCTCTTCGTCAATGTTTTTTACAACAATGTACTTTCCAATTGGTTGCATGTCTTCTTTTTTATGTTTTTAGCTCTATAGTTGTCCGTTTGTGAGTGACAATTCGGACAAAGTATTTGTAAATTTGATAACTCGTTGTTCTTATTGTTGCCATCTATGTGGTGGACCTCAAGTGTTATAGCACTACCTAACCATTCTGAAGTGTTACATAGCTCACAACAATTCTCTACATCCCATATTAATATTTTTCTTAAGGTTTGTATGTGTAACTTCTCCCCATTAAATAGTCTATCATAAGCTTTTTTTTCCCAAACACCAAAAGACTTACTTATTTTCTCTACGTTATTGTTCACGTTGTCCCAATCAACTAAAGAATAAGTCCCATCTAACCACTTTCTTTTAGTTATACAACTCTTCTTCTCTTTTGTCTGCTCTGAAAAATTACGCGAGTTCCTGCAAGATAGACTACAATAGTTTATCGTTCCCTTTTTAGGAACAAACTTTTTGTCACACTTCCTGCAATTATTGTGACTCATATGTCCTTGCCATTGTAATAA